TGACCACTCTGTCTATGTATAAGTCTAAAGTTGCTACCGCTATTTATACCTTGAGAAACTCTTTGAATATCAAATCCAGTATCGTTTCCATCAATAACTAATTTTTTACGAACTCCTGAATCAAGGGACTTACCAAAATTTAAAATCTTTGTAGGATCTATGTTTAGCAAAGCATCTGCTGGTCCAATGTTAGATCTATTTGGGCTGTAAACCATTTTTTCATCATGAAGTGCTTTTACTAAAGTAGCAATTTCATTTATGTTTTTTGCGGTCTCAGCGTCATCAGCACCCTGCATTCCATCAGGATTCCTAATCTCTTGACTTGCATATTGAGCTAAAGCCTGACGAGCCTTTTGATCTAGTTTTGCTAAAGAAGCACCGCCTTCTAAAGCAAAGAATTCTTTTAATTGCTCTTTATGGGGTTCTAGATAAGAGTTATCTCGATAGATTTTATCTAAGGCAAAGGCAGAGCGTAGTTTGTTAGAGGCATTAAATTCATTATCTTTATTATTAACTCTTTTTTCTGCTTCAGCAACAGGATCAATAAACTCCATGTTTGCTTTAGCAAAAGGCTTTTGATTAGCAGTTTGTCTTTGTTTAATAAGTTCATTAAGTTGATCTATCTTATCTCCCAAAGACTCGTATCTAGCATCCCCTGAGTCTTTTAAGTATGTAGATACTTGAAGTAGATCAGCAGGGTCAATTCCTTCAATCACTTGACCTTGATCCATTTCTTTAGCAAATCTCTCTAAGTAGTAAGCAGCCTCACTTGCTTTTCGATTAGCGCCTCTTTCATTCCACTTAGGAAGTTTGATAGAGATTACTTTTATAGCCTCTTTAATTTTTTCTTCATCGAGACCGTTTACATCTGCTGGAATTAAGTCATCTGGTATTGGCTCATTTAATATTTTTTCAAATTCAGCACGTCTTGCTTTATCTTTTTCATCCTTGTATTTTTCTATTTCTTTTTTAAAGTTTTCTACATAGTCAGCAAGAACTAATGCATTAGGATTATTTTCTAAATCTCTTACTCTGCGTAGTTTACGAATTGCTGAATCTAAAGGAGATGTAGAAAGATCTTCTATTTTTTCTCCAGCATTTAGTCTATTAACTAGTTCATCTAATTTTTTACCAGCATTACGAACTTCATCGTTTGCTGCATAATCTCTTGCTTTAGGGAAATACTTAACTCTAACTCTCTTAAGTTCTTTTTGAACAAGTTCTTCATTCATATCAGCAGCGTCAGGAACTTTTTCTGCTATTGGTTCTGCTTTAGGAACCTCTACCTTAGGAGCATCTGGTGCAACATCTCTAGCCTCAGGTGCAACGCGAGCAGGAGCTGCGCCTTCTGCTTGCTTAACAATCATTCTTGATTTCCACAAACGTGGACCGTCTTCACCAGGGATTTGTACCCATACGTAGTCTTTGTAAACTTTTCCGTTACGACCAATTCCACCAACCTTTTTGGCTTCATCAATTTGGTCTCCAGCGCGAACAACAACTACACCCTCGCCGTACATCTCATTCTTTTTTGCGTTTCCATGACGAACTCTGTCACCAGGTTTTAAAACAATTCCATTTTTATCTTTATAGAAGCCTTCTCTGTATGCAAATCCTCCTACATCGCGACCAGCAACTACTTCAACTCTTTGTTCTAGTGGCTGTCTTAGGGCGCGACCACGCTTTGGTCCGTCTCCTTTATTTTCTTCTGACGGAACTCTAAAATCTTCAGGTACTTCTCCAGTACCAAGACGACGCATATTACGAATAGGAGAGCGACGATCAAAGAAACGGAAATACTCTTTTTGATTTCTTGGATCTTTAATTAAGAATCTGACTCGACCAAAAGGTGCTGGTTGGATATCAAGAATCTCTTCGTAAACTTTATTAAAGTTATTCCACAAGAAGTCGCCAGTTTTTACATCTCTTGCTTTGGTAGGAGCCAGACGTCCAGCATTTGCTTCAACAAAAGCATTTACCTTAATTACTTCTGGGTTTTCTTCTACATAAGTTTTATCTTTTGGCTCTTGATTATCGTCAAGTTTTTCTTGTTCAACGGGAACGTTATCAATTTCCTGTGGCTCTTGGTCGGCTTGGTTATCACCAACACCTACTAAATCAGCATCAACAATTTCTTTTAAGCGGTCAGCATACTTATCATATGCTCCTTGATCTTTCCATTCAAAGTTTCCATCTGAATCAATCTTTGCAAATGGGCCATCTTCTGGTAAACCGTTATCGTCATATATCTCAATAGGTGCTTCTGCACGAGGACCGCCATCATCAGGCTTTAGGAACATAATTCCTTCATCTAGCCAGTCCATCTCAGCGACACCTTTTTGAATTTTATCTATTTGATCAGCAGTAGGTTTGTAATCTCCAACAACTGCTTCTGGTCTTGCTTCTGGGTTTTCGCGAGCATACTTAGCCTCTCTTGCACGAATCTCTTCACGAGCAATACCTGTTGCATCTGCAATGTCTTGTAATGACTCTCCAGCCATACGTCGGTCAAATATTTCTTTATCAGTAATCTCAACTGCTACTGGTGAACCTTCTTTACTATTCTCAATCTTGCTTAAGGTAAATGTTCTTCTGTCTCCGTTTGCGTCAATTGCTCTCACATTTACATTTGAGTTTCTAGGATTCTCAAATACCTCTACAGGAAGAACTAAACGCTCAGTTCCGTTGTAAAGGAATGCAATTTTTTGTTTAGCAGCAATTGCATCTCTGATTTGAGTTTCTAGTGGAACATCTCCATCAACAATTAGACGTACAGCGTCGTCAGCAGGAACATCTACATCGGCTATATCCTCTACTTGACCAACTAATCCTTCTTCAACAATCTTTCTTAATTCAGCATTGGTGTCTATGCCTTTAAGTTGAAGAGCATCTCTAACTGCTTCTCCTGGCACATTTGCAACAAAGTCTTCTCCATCATCTGTAGGAAGTGCTATTACAGCAGCGCCTGGAACCTCATTGCCTGGTTCTACAGATCGACGTAACTCTTTTAACAAATCATTTGTAGTAATTTCTTGTGCTAAGAAAACAGGGTTATCTGAAAAACCTTCAGGAAGAACTGGATCAGGATTTTCTGCAGTTACTTCTTTCCATGCTGCAAATGGTTCTGGGCTAAGAGGGTTATAGCCTTCTGGCATTTCAATCTCTTCATTTTTAGGCAAGTACGGAATATGATTTTTTGTTTCATTAAATTCATCTAACTCTTTTTGGCTAAGACCTTCTAGAAGTGGAGGAAGTGGGACTAAATCCATCTGTCTAGCATCAAACTCTGGCTCTCTAGTAGGAGGCTCTAGATCAGGATTTTGTTCTGTAACTTTCTTAAATGACTCAGCAAGTTCTGGAGTATTACCAGAAACAATCTCTGCTTTCTTTCTAAAATCATTCAATGCTTTCTCATTATTATCAGCGCCAAGTTTTTTATCATAAATCTTTGCCAATTCCATAGGAGCATCAATTCCTGCTTCTTCTAGAGCAAAGAAAAGTGCTTCAGCGGGAACAAACTCATCGCCTTTGTTAAAAGGAAGAGCGCCTACCCCTAAAGCATTCTCACCATCTTCTCCTGGAGAAACTGCTTGTTCTAATGCAGCAAGTATGTCTCTTTCATCTTGCTTTTGAGCAAGTTCAATAGGGTCATCTGTAAAATCTGTACTCTCTTCATCTACGCGTCCTTGAACATCATACTCTGAGTCTTGTTTAATCTTGTATGCGCCTAGTGGGTAGTTAAATTCGAAGCCGCCTTTAACTTCAACTGGAGCATCTGGTTGCTTAGGTAGATCTGCTTTCTTTTTATTATTGCCAGGGAAATCTCCAGCATCATTTATAACTTTTAGTTTTTCGCCAAAGCTTTTCCACTTTGCTTGTTGTTGTTGGGAAGGAGCGTCTACCATCGCGGAGTTCATGTAGTCATCTAATGCATCAGCGAATCCCTCTGGCTGAAGTCTTTCATCTAAAAAGAAACTAGCAATTTCATCAGCAGACATTGCATCAATTTTGTTTAAATCTTCTTCTTTATATCCATAGGCAGGAGCAAAGTTTTTAATCTCTTCACGAGCCTTTTGAGCGTACTCGATTGCTCGAGCATCTTTATCTTTTTCTACAGCGCCCCAGCTATCGTAAATCTTGTCTTCTAAAAGACGGTTTACATCCTTTACTGAAATCTCGCCTTGCTCTACAACTCTTGCTACAAAGTTATCTTGCTTGTATACGTTCTCTAAATCTGCTGGCTCTGTGGCTCTGCGTAACATAAGAGCATTGTTTTTCTCTTCAATATCCCAACCCTCGGGGACGGTGCGATCTAAAGCATCTACTCTGTCATCAGCATTCTTCTTTAACTCTGCTTTACGATTTGCAATGGCATTTTCTTTGTCTTTTTTCTCAGCCATAAGGCGCTCATAAGCATTAGGTCCTGGTCTATCTTCAGCAGGAATTAAGCCTTGTCTAAATGGAAGACTTGCTTGAGGATTTAATAGTTGGTCTTCGTTTCCTTCTAGTTTGTCTTGAACATCTGCCCAAGTTTTTACTACATCAATTTGCTCGGCTGACTTAGCATTTAATATTTGATAGTCTTTTGTGCCATCATCTTGTTTAGAAACAAAGACTACGAACTCTTTATTAGAATCTACATATCTTTCTACTTTATCGCCAAACTCTTTATAATCTTCGTCTTTTTCCCATCCGTTAGGGGCATCAAGAAATACTAAATCTTTTTCATTTATAACTTCATCAGTTACGCTTGGAATTATAGGTTCAGGAGAGTAGCCATCTGGGGTAGGTAGAACTGCTTTTATATATTCGCCCTTAGCAGGATTTATCTCGGCGATTCTTCCATTTGGAAACTCTACTTCTACATCTTTACTATTTTTAGCGTTTGCAACTACTCTTCCACTAAGACTAAATATATTTCCATCAAGACGGCGAATAAGGGCACGAATGCCTCCGCCTTCATAAGCAAATCTTCCCTTGCGATCACGACGTTGGCGTCTAGCACGAGCACTACGTGATTCAAAAGAGTTTCCATCAGTTGCTGCAATTAAAGCCTCGCCAGGAATCATTCCTTGAGGAAGTGAAAGTAGTATTGAAGTGTAGTAAAGATGCTCCACAGACCCTGGTATAGATTCAAATGCTGAAGCAAGAACTGCTTTTGCTTTTTCGTCTGTAATTCTTGGATCAGCAGCAAACCAACGAGAGCGTGCAATTCTTAATGCACTAGCAGTCATAGAGTGCTCGCGGGTTGAGCGCGGATGAGAGATTGGTAGTAGATCTGTGTTAGTTGCGTAGAAAAAATCACTCTTATTGTGTTTAGCAAGTGATATGTACTTATTGAGTTCTTTAATTGCTAAGTGCTCGCGAAGAGATAGTGGTAATCCTTTACTCTCTTCTAGAGAACGCATAACTACAGAGAAAGCAGCTTTTTTAGTAATCTTTCTTGCAGTAGATGTCGAGAAGTTAGCATTGTCTACAATCGATAAAACTTTATCCCTTAAATCCACTGCTTGCTTAATAGCATTAACACGGCGACCCTCAGGAGTGATGGCATAACTAATTCTTCTTACTCTACTCATGCTTGATCCTCCTCTTCTAATACTGGAAGCAAATCTGCATCTAAACTACCTGCTCCAAGTGAGGCAAGCAGTGATGCTCTTAAGAATGGGTCTTCTCCGTTTTTAACTGCTCTCAACCAACTTGCTCTAATTGCAGGCTCTGCTTCATACCCATAACCTAGATACTCAGTCATAGCAAAAATTGCATCTTCTACAGTTTCATAATCTTCTCTGTTCTTTAGTAGAACATTTAATTCTTGATCTATTACATATTCATCTAGCTCATCTTTTACTTGAGTTAAATCTTTACTACCTTCTACATTAACAACACCGTCAGGTATTACGGCAAATCTACATTTTCCTGTTGGCTCAACAGGGAGAGCAATGATTTTACAATTCGAACCCCCAGCATATAGAACGCAATTGGCGCAAGTAACACCAATAGAAGCAACTTCATTTTCCGCTGGCGGGGTGTAGCCTGCCCAGATACCTTCTTCGTCTTCATTAAATTTTCCATACTTCTGCGAGATCTCAATTAATGCGTTTGCTAAATCTTGTTCTTCAGGGACTAAACCTGCTGCAGTAATAGAGTTTGATTTTTTACTGCTACGGGGATGAGAAGATGGTAGCAAATCATTGTCTGACTTATAAGCAGCATTTGTTGGTCTACCAGATTTAAGTAGTTTAAGAAAAGCATTTACTCGTGCCATTGCCCACTGATTACGGTTCATACCAGGACGATGTGAGACAGAAAATGCTCCAGCACCGCGACGATAAACTGCTTTTAACATACCTAAAGTTGCTCTTCTTCCTTTAGGACTTTTTTCATTATGTTTAGATATTTTTTCTTTAAGAGAGTTTTCTACTGCTTTAGAAAAAACAACTTTACGAGAACCTGATGCAGATCCTTTTTTATTTTTACTAGAGCCTTTAATTTGATCTTTTTTAGGAGCAGGAGTTTGAGAAATTGTTCTTTTATTTTTTGCTACAAACTCTGAATCATCTGAGGCATCAACAGGGACGCAGTTAGGAACCATCTTTCCATCTTTTTCTTTCATTCCAACTTGCTTATAGCCTTCCCAACAAGGGTCTCCTGCAGAAACAAGTGAAGTGACTACATTATCAAATGATGTATTAGACATTCTCTGTTCCATCAACTGCTTGTTGTAGTACTTGTTCTACCTCTGGTGGAAGAGGTGCAACAGAATTTTGTTGTTGTGTATCTCTAACTGCACCCATCATTTCTGGAGCAACAGTGTTTAACATTGCCTCTGTTAACTCTGGACCAATTGAACCCTTTTCGGAAAGCATACGGATAGCAAGTTCATTTGGTGTTGGTGCATCCATAGATGAGAACCCGTGAGCACGGCGCCATGAGTCGTAAGAAATAGCACCACGATCAAATCCTGAGTCAGCATCTGCTGCTTTATCATTTCTAGTAGCAACTGCTGAAGGGTCATACCAAACAACAATTCGATCTACTTCTGATTCAGTAAATCCTTGTGCCTTAAGGTATGGGCGTAAGTAAACAACTGTTAAAGCATCAGCAATTAATAGCATTAATGGTTCGATGTGTGCCTTATATAGTGACTCATCGATTTGAAGTGCGTTTGAATACTTAACATTTGCTAGACCAGTAACAACATCCTTAGGAACATCTAGTCCTTGAAGGATTCGCTCTAACACTCTGTCGGCGCGAGAAGCAAGTGCTGGATCAAATGAACGCTCAAACTTAAATTGTTTAATCCTGTCGCCAAGTTCGGCGGGACCACGAATAATAAGTGGAACTACTGCGCTAGCAGACTCCTCATCACGAATAGGAGTTGTCATAGCGTCAATTAATTGTTCTTCAAACTCATCCTCTGCTTCTTCTGCAGTAAATCCTGGGTTCGCTTCACTATCTGTGTCATACGGATAATCTGGGTCGCCACCTGCTGCAACTGACAAGCCGTCTGGTAAATAAAGTGCACCAGCATTTAGGCGTGAGCGTGCTGTAGCACGAAATGTTCTGTTAAGAAGTAAAAGTTCTGCGCAAAGATCTAGTAAGCCACGAAGAGATGAATCTGCTTCATCTGAGTAACGAGGGTGTGAACGCCAAATGCGTCCTACGAATGCACTCTTAGAAAGTTTATTGTTGGATGTCATATTTCCACCAATACTTTGTTCTCTACGACCAACAACATTAAATCCACCACGAGTGTCAGTCATAATCTCATCTACAGATTTAATATCCCAAGACTCTGGAATTCCTGAACCAGCACGTTCTGGCATTTGAACTAAGTAACATTCACCAGCAACTGAAATGTTTAATGCAGCATCGCGAAGAAGTCCTGCTTGTCCACCGTATGCAGAATCTAAACGAGCAAGTGCTCGCTCGGCTGCCGCTGCTAAACGTGGATCAATAACACTAGATAGCGCAACTGGTGCTGGTGCTTCTGCAGCGTTGTCAACAGCAGCAGCGTAAATACGAATACGAGAAACAACGGAGGCAACTAAGTTAAATGCGTATTTGATTTCTCCGATGGCATCATAATATTCCCATGCTTCAGATTGCCATGCGCTAGAGCCAGCAGAGCGACGTTGTTTGAATTGTTCAAACTCGCCTTTATCATTAATTTTAATTTGTACTGCAGCAGCAGTTAAAGTTCTAGGTGTTGAATAAGAAACTGATTGAGCATTAGAGGAAATAAATATTCCAGCAGCGCCTGTAAGTTTTGGTTTAATGTTTCTAACTATCTGAGTTGAACGAGTAGTAGACTTTTTTCTCTTTCTAACTTTTTTTGGAGTAATTTCAGACGCAGAAATAGGGGTAGGCTCTATCGGCTCTTGGTGTCTAAAAACACTCACCCTTGAAACTCCTCGTCTCTGTGGCGGAGTAGAAGAACTATCATTTTTCTTCATACGCAGCCAACAAACCAGCAATGGCAGAGATTGCTAGAACAACCTCTACTGGATGTACTACATTAGGGATAATGATACGTGATATTTCAAGTAGTGATGCGACCCAAATTGCGGTACACCACATGCAGGTGAACAGATAGCCAAACTTAGATCTCTCTGGGGGAAACTTTTTCCAGATTGCATTTCTTAATTTAGAAAATATCTCGTCCTTAACAATAAGCCTTGCTATTCTGTAGGTCGCAAGACCAGCCACTAATAACTCAAAAAAGTTGTCCATCTACTCTTCCCCTCCAACAGTGATGATTGACCCGTATGGGTTCCAAGACCTAAGCCTAGAGCCACATCCGCAGTTATCGTCTTTACTGAATGCAATAAGTTTTCCAGATTCGGTAGTAACCCTATGGATTCTATCTATCTTGCTATGAGAAACGTAAGTCTCATTGAATACAACATTGGCTCCTGTAGGGGTATCTACAGCAATTAAAAGTTTATTATTTAGCAGGATTGCCCTACATCTATCTACATGCCTAGTTCCTGCAGGGGATGCGCCCTTAGGTAAAAGTTCATTTATATCTTCTAAAGATCCTGGTAAGGCTAAGGCGACCATCGCTGGAAATACATCAGCTACCACGTTCACACAACCTCCTTATACTCGGAAGGTATGTGAAAATCTTCCCAGCCGAAATATGATTTAGCGATTGTTAGGGGAACTAGAAGAGGTTTTTCTCTGGAAGCACCTTTAGGGGTTAACCATACATCTATGTCCTCTACTTTAACTACAACAGGGCATAAAGCCCAGACTTTATTTTTCTTAAGAAGATTTAGTGGAAAAGCAATTGGGTTAGGGGATTCCTTGGAAGTAATTGTTTCTAGACGTCTAGCGTTTGGTCTAGAGCCTTGCTTCTCTGGGTTCAGCCATATGGCAACAACTAAATCTTTATCTAAGTATGTTCCAGAAGAGTTTTTATATGTCTTAGCCATTGCTTATTCTTCTAGCCATGGCTCGATACGTAACTCCAGCGGATTCAGCGATAGCGGCAGTTGAAACTCCTCGATTATGCAGACTCCTTGCAAGTTCAGTTAAAGCAACATTTGCTAAGGCTGGTTCACTATTTGCTGCGCTCTTTGATCTATAGCGTCTAGAAAGGCTAGAAAGGTGTTTTAAACGTGCTCTAATCTCAGGAGGTACACCAAGAGATATAGAACGAAGTCTAGGCGTATCAGCAATAGGGGAAAGAACCGTTAAAGACTTGGATGGAGTTTCTGGGATAGGTTTTATTTGTTCCTGCTGAGTAGCATTTTTAACCCAGAAATGAATAGTTGATTTTGGTTTAGGCGGAGTGAATGACTCAGCGATAATCCCAAGCGACCAGCCTGCTTCCCAGAGGGAGCGAAGGCGGGCAGTAAAGGCATCCTGAGAAAGAGACAGCAGAAACTTAATCTCTTCCTTAGGTAGTTTTGGTTTGTTTTTCACTCCTTTATTTTACATTGTTTTGAGATGTCGTACAGGAAGAGGGCATTGATTATTGGACGAAAAGACAAAAATATGAAGGTTTCCATTATTTGCTTTTGGCCTGTGAGAAGGCTCTGCATGGATTTGAACATTTTCTAAATCGTTTCCGGAAAGTTTTTTAATGACCCTAGACTTTTTTACTTTTTTAGGTTTTAAGGCAATAAATAGTTTTATTTTTATGTCTATGTTTAGTATTGTTCTATAGGTGTAGGCTTGTAGTCAAGGTTGAGTCGAGGTGGCTCAAGTTTGGTCAGCCTAGATATATCAAGGCTTAGATGTTTCACAACTAAAAAAATTGTTCTAATGTTGAATGCACCAAAGCCAATGTTTATGGTTTGACTATTCTTGCCTTTATGTCTAAGTATTAACCTAGAGTTTAGATACTCCAACTAGGCAAAGGCGACTCTTGTAGATTATTTAATGCTAAATAGAAAGCCCCCTTTCGGGGGCTCTTTAATCTTAGTAGGCTATTGCTACCTTTGTATTAGAAAACAACTTCTTTAATGTGGCTTCGTTAATACCTTCACTGCCACAGAACTCTAGCAATGCCTTTTGAGTATTCTCTTTATACCAACCTCGTTTATCCATATCGGCATCGGTATATCCTTTTGATATCAATTGCTCTTGAACTAAAGCAACTGACCTAGAGTTTCTTTCTTTGCTGCTAAGAACTAACTTAGACAACACAACAACTTCGCCATCTTGGTAACTGGCTGCTGCTGTAGATTTTTTACTTTTTGCTACTTCAGCCGCAGGTGTTTCAACTTCAGCCGCAGGCTCTGGAGTAGCAACAACTTCAACAACTGGCTCTGGCTCTGGCACTACAACTGGCTCTGGCTCTGCTGGAGTAGAAACAACTTCTACAACCGCAGGGGCTTCAGCCTCAGCGGGGGCTTCCCAACTGGTTGGGGCTTCTTGATTTAATTCATCGCTCATTAGATTGCTCCTTCTGGGAACTTGGTAATCCATAGATTAAAATTGCTTTGCTCGGTATTACCATTATAAGGGAACTTACCTACCCCCCATGCTGACCAATCGCTTCCTTCGTTGCTCATGTAGTAAGCAATCTGGGCATTAACAACTGGGTCGAACAAGTCCTTATTGGAGTCAAGGTCGAACTTATCGCGCCGTGCTACGCCTAATCCACCAATCATGTTGATTTGGAATATGCCGTATGAGTTATCTCCTGTTTTAACATTTCCATTAAAGGCTAGGGGGCGTCCATTTGATTCTTTCTTTACAACTGCCCACGCTACTTTGAGTGCCCTACCTTCGAACCCAATGGTGCTTAGCATTCTAACTAACTCTTCATCGGTGAAAGCGGTCTTCTGTTCAGAGAACTTCTTCAACTCTAGGTTCTTAATTTTTACTTTATGCTCTTCTATTTCTTTGTCAATCTGGATCTTTATTGCATCTTTTGTTTGCGTTGCTTGTTGTGCAACAGATGATTGAACATAACTAGAGAAGATAGAAACAAACATCACCGCAATTAATATGCTTGCTATTTGTTCGACAACTCTATTACTGGGTTTGTGCATTGATTTTCCTTTGTTAGGGGACAGAGACAAGGTTGCTTAATTAGCCAACCCGTGCCACCCGCTTTGGGGAGACAGGTATTACAACTACCTTTCTAATGCGTCCGTAAGTCGTTTCGGTCTTTATAGGTATTAGATTACCATAAATAGTGCAGGAAAGTCAGGTTTTGACCTAGCAACTCTCGCAAATGAGCCCATTTCGGTAGTCAATCTCCGCTACAGCCATAGATTTGCCACATTTCCAGCAAGAAATGTAAATGATTTGCTTTTTGATGGTTTTCATCTATATATCCCCCTTTAGGTCAAATACTATCACTTTCCTGACAAATAGTCAAAGACACGCCGATACAGCAAAAAACCCCCTAGTAGCAACCATTTCTAGGGGGCTCTTGCTAAAACTATCTTTTTGGCTTACTTCTCTCGGCTAGCCAAAGTAGCGGAAGCAATTGATGTAAGACCGAACGCCACTACATAAGTCATATCACCCTGCCATGCTGACAGTAGGGTAGCAAGTCCTAAGACTAGAGTTCCTACAGCGGTCCATACTATGTTTAAGTTATTCATTTCTTGCCTTTCGTCTTGTTAGGTTTAGTCCTACCCCTCAATCGAGAAGAAGGATCTCTTAGTTGCGCTCCACCATTACGGATAGCCTTCCTAGCAGTTCTGTAACAAACTCCTAGTTCAGCCGCAACACTATCGATAGCCAAGCCAGAACTATACAGTTCTGCAGCCTGACTTTCTAGTTTTTTACTTTTTGCCATTAAAACCAGATCCCTGTTTTCTCTTAATTGCTCTGTAAATCAAAACTCCAAACAACACTACAAGCGCAGCGGGAGTATAAACTGAGATATCAAAGAAGTTGCTAGACAAATCAATCCACTCAAACTGACATCTGAAGGTGTCGCACTCTGGAAATTGTTCCATTTTTACTTTTTACCTTTCTTTAGTTTCTCGGTTAGTTCTTGGTTCTCTCTGTATAGAGCGCCATACTTTACGATAGATAGCACCATTACAAAGCATGAACAAGCAAGTGCAATCATGATAGCGACCATTGTTCCCGTGTCAAGTATCATTTGCGTCCTTTCCTTTATGGGTAAAGCAGGTCTAAGCAGAATTGGTTCATCTGCTCTGTCGGCACTTTACACATATCAGGTGTAGTTGCGTTGTTAGCCCAAACAATAAAACCAATCAACACAAGTGCTACTACCACTCTGCGTCTAATATACTTTGCCTTCGTTTTCATATAGACCCCCTTAGTCCCATTGACAATCTGCCAATAAGATAATTATACAGACTTTCCTGACAAAATCAACCTTCCTGACTTTCGGCGTGTTGCCTATTAGTTTCTCCAAGCCTCAACGCTTGCCTCTTTAAGCCACTTCTCAAAGCGACCATTAAATAGGGCGTGCTTGCTTCTCTTGGTTCTAATCAAGTTAATGGCTTCATCTGCCGTATAACCTTCACGAATAAGAACTAGAGCCATGATTAAACCTGAGCGGTTCATACCTGCTTGGCAACGAATAAGGACACGCTGTCCTTGCTTCCACCCCCCGTGAGCCATACGAACAATTCCTTGTAGGTCATTTGGGTCAAAGTCTGCCATGTCGCTGTCATAAAATCCAAAACGGATTTCCTTGACAAACCAATCAACAGGATTAGCCCAAGCGTATGCCGTAATTACCAAATCAAAATCCTTCTTAGTAATTGCTGGAGTTGCTAGTTGGTCGTGTATGTCATCATCATCAGTTCCGCCCTGCCATAAGCCGGGAAGAACCTCTGACCATAACTCTTTTGGATAATCAATCGTGTAAGAGCGTGGTGCTATTTTTGTTTCTAATAATTCTAGTGCTTCATCTTCTAAAGAAAACATTTAGTTCCCCCCTTTCTTTTTGTATTTTAGTAAATAATTAGACTTTTGTCAATTTATTTAGTTTTGCTTCTTGCTTCTTGATTAAGTTAGTTAAGATACTGTTTAGGAAATCCGCAGTTGCTTGGTAGTCTTTTACGCTACGGCGTCTTTTGCGCCTCGCATGTTTCATACGACCATAAGTTCCTAGTATCGCACTATCAGGTAAGCCTCTCATTGAGTTCCCCTTTCTCCTACCTTGTTTCGTAAGAGTAGCACCTTCCTGACCTTTTGTCAAGAAGGCAACAATTTCCATAGTTCATCTCCAGAAAAAGCGCTGACTTCCTACGCTCACTTTGAGCCCGCTTTGAAATCTATAAACAACTTACGAAGCCGCAAATAGCCAGGCTGCTGTATTTTTTTACTTTTTGCTATGACCATGCTGCTGTAGATTCATATTTACAAACAACTTTTGGATCTGTATACCGCCTTGACGAAAAAAATGTAAAGGTTTTTCCAATAAAAAACTCCCTGCCGTAAGGCAAGGAGTTAATTTTATTTTATATTACGCGGATTCGCAGTCGTGTCCGTAGGCGTATTCCTCACGAGTCATAGTTTGTAGGCACTCACGGCACTTTATTGTTAGTAAATCTACCATTACGCTACCTCACCTTCCTCATCTTCACCCTGACCTATTAGGCTTTCGAAGCCAGCGTTCGGATCTATGTGGTTAGTTTTAACCGCTTGAATAAATCTAAGCCCGCAAGAATTTGAATACCAGTCTTGCAAGGTTGTTAGCATTTCTTCAGGTGTCGATTCTTTGTTTGTGATTAATGGGTCATACCCGTAGCCACGCATTGTTTCTACCTGCTCATTGTCCATTAGCAAATAGATCTTGTGACAAGTATCCCAAGCGATAGCCTTAGCATCGCCAACTCTTTCTTTTACTAGGTCGAAGTTCGCCATTTTGTTTCCCCTCTTTCAACACAGATACTATCATGTTAATAAGTTGTTGGCAAGTATGCTGCTCTGGTGTTTTTTTCCTAGCAAAAAGTAAAAAATATATCTTCAGGTGTCAGTTGAGCCAGATCAAAACAACTTTTTAAGATCCAAAGTGCTGCACCGCAATATTGATCGGCAACCCTGTGCTTGGGTCTAACTTGGCAGCGATAGTTATTGCTTGTCTAATAACATTTTTGGCTGTGCCTAAGGTTTTCTTTTTGCTGTCTAGGCTTGCCAGCATTGCTCCCATTGCATACCCGCTACCAGAACCTATGGCATATACGCCTGTTTCATCATGCGCCCACGAGAAATCATCACCAATCTCATAGACAGTTCCATTAACCGCAACCATTACTTGAGAGTCGTGCTCTCCATCTTTGCTATATGAGTTGTCCTCGAAGCATCGTTTCATATCTTGGATAAAGACAGATGAAATAAATTTATCCAACTTTGCCCCGTAAAGGTTTGGATTTACCGCAGGTGGCTTAAAGACATGTGTAAGTATGTTGATGGCACGCATATCTCCAGCCGCGCCAATTAAGTATGGACCGTTTCTATTTACTTTTCCATTGTCTTTAGGTAGCGTATAGATCTTGCTATTGTCTTCAGTCAGTCTTGCGTCATACCCTATGGCAGCCCAGTTCTCTCCCTGTATCGCTGCAATAGTTGTCATAGTCTTTTCCCCAATTGTTTTTTACTTTTTGCTTAGTCTAAAAACCCGTCCCACAAATCTTCTCTAAGTTTTTCATACTTATCTCCGTGATATCCATTGTTTCTTGCAGAAATATCTTCATCTCTAAGTAGAGAGTCTAGCGAAAGAACAGCAGTAAAGTCCCTCTCGTCAAACATGATAACAATTTTTGTATCTCCATCAGCCGGATCATCAACAAGGGCGGCAATAAAGGGAACGGCAGAACCATTTGAGTGGTAATACTTATCTACAATCTCCATGGTTAAAAAATACCCTACTCTCGGAAGGGTGATTTTGTTGGATTAAACACCAAACCCCCCAGATCGGTGGGGGGTCGGCGGAGCAAGAAGGGGTGTTTTCTGCTCTCAACTCGGGGCGGAAAAGGGGATTAACCGCTACCCAAGGTGAGAATTAGTTTAGCCTGATTTTTTACTTTTTATTTGCTCAGGTGCTCTTAAATTTTATCAACTATGGATATAGGAACTACGGCATTGGCAGAGTAAATCTCTCCCTTTGAGTTTGTTCTAGCGAACCTACCTTTAGGTTTATCAAAAGTAATAGTGATTTTACTTCTCCTAATCCCAACCACAGTTCCCTCTTCTCCTATCAAAGACTTAGTTCCACAACTGCTATTTAGAACAATCCTATCTCCAACTACGAAATCCTTTATGTCCGCATCTACCCGCACAACGCTTAGTCGCTCCTCTATAAGTTTTTTAAGGGGAACTAATTGTTTATCCAGTTCTCCTCTAGAAACGGCATTACAGGTTTCATCAAACAAGTCTATGGAAGTTTTAATCATCTTTTACTTTCATCTCCTCTTCTAACATCACTTTTAAGATTTCTAATTTTATTATGTGATATCTGCTTCTCTTCTTGTCAAAGTTATCCGCAATCAAAAATTCTGTATGATACTTAATCATATCAAGTATCCTTTCTTTCTTAGAAAGTTTTCCAAATCTGTCGTATGCGTCTTTAGCAAGTCTTGTTAATTGTGCCTCTGTTTGAGACTTTATTAACACGCTTTGTTTTGTTTCGTTCATACTTCTACCCCTTCTTCATCTACAACCCCAATACTATTAGCAACTGACGCTACATCAAAGCCGTAGTATTCGTTCATAAATACAGACGCAACACGAACCGCAAAGTCATTATCTACTTCGCCCTCATTTCTTAGTTTCTCATCTAAGACAATGGTGGTCATTAGCGTAAAGTAATCGCCAACGAACATTACTGTTCGGCTTGGAAGTATGTTATCCATTTACGCCCTTTTCATAGTCAATCAAAACCTTGAGTTGTTTCTCAGTTATCACACTAGTTAATCTACCAACTAGATACTCAACTGCGTTCTTTCCGTAGTTATCTTTTACCAACCTAGCAAGAGTTTCTACTGTGTATTCCAACTCTACTTCTTTAATCATAGTTATTACACCTTTTTCTTAACTGTCTGATAAATCGTGTCGTAAGAATTTGTTAAACATGGAATTACAGACTCAAACTCGTTAGCAACTTCAGCGAATACTTTGTCCGAAACCTCAAAGTGTTCCCCGATATAATACTGATAGATAACAGGTGAGTCTAAGTCCTCTACCTTCATCAAGTTATCAATCAACTCTCTAACTGTAATGTGCCCAGCCATGATTACTCCTGCTCTCTTAAATGTTCAGCAATCGTTTCAGGGTCAGCCCCAGCGGTGATAAGCACCTTGCGCCAAAGATTAGCAACTCCAACTTTGGTATCCATTAAAAAGAATAACTTATCCATAGAAGTATCTTTTTTATTTTTCCAGCCATCTATATCAGAGCCAAGCATTTCTAGTAGCAATGCCAAGCCCATATTTACGAAGCCCGCTTCCTCTTCGTTTAACTTTAGTTCTAATACCTCAGAGTTCATTTATTTCCCCTTTCCCTGATATCCGTATTATTACATACTTTAGTTAATAAGTCAAACTACTCAATACTCGTGTCGTTAAAGATTACTTCAGCCTCACCACGCCCAGTAAAAAACGCAACGATATCTTTTTTAGAAACCTTTTTTTCTAAAATAATTCCTTTTTGATTAAAGCGATTAGCAAAAAACTCCGCCGTAGATTTATCTAAACTCCATGACAAACCATTTTCATTTAAATTTTTCTGACAACCTCTGTAAATAACTACCTCGTCGGGAAGCGAGCGCAATAGTTGATCTTCTTTTTCGTTCATTAAATAATGTTTAGAACTACGCTTGGAAGAAAATAAAGACCTCCATTTTTTGTAATCCGCATAACTATTTTCTGTATCTGTCCAAATACTTGATACAAGTTTCCAATAATTTACATCAGTTAATTCATCACTAATTTCCTCAAAAGCAGTAAGCCTATAAGGTCTTTCATGAAGCCAAACATAAGTTCTGTAATCTTTTTCTAAAAGAACTTTTTCTATTTGTTTTTTCTTATGTTCATATAACTTATTAGCACTTCCATTTGACCAAATAGGAACTTGATAAACCAATGGGTGTCGCAGTATCGTTCCGAACTCGGGGTGCTCATCTAAGTATGGAACTAAGTCAGAGTGAAGCGTTTCATAGAATTCAGAAGCCAAATTTTTTAGATATTCTTCAGCCTGCTCAGCCTGCGGAGTTCCTAGCACAACAGGACTACCTACAACATATTTCTCGGTGTTTATTTCCATAAAGCAAATACTAACAGACATGTCCTACTTTGGCAAGTTGTTCTTAGTCGTGTTGCACTAGGCATCTTGGTAAATTTTTACTTTTTGCTATTGCTGCTCAAGAAAAACCCCGCACTCAAGCGGGGCTTTTCCTTTTTTTTTTAGATTTCGTCTTTTGCGTATTTCTTTGTTTCAGCAATAACTTTGCTGTGGATAGCACTTCTCATTTCAGAGAAAGAGATTGCTTCCCAAGCGTGTTCATAAACACGAACCAACAGTTCTGTTAGTGGGTGCTTATCATTTATCTCTAACGCTTTATTTAGGTTATCTAAAGCAAGTTCGCTTTCTCCACCTTCATATAAGAACGCTGAATAAATTGCGTATAGGTCAAGAAGTTCTGAACTATCCACCTCACTTATCATTTTTTTACATAGAGAAGTCATAAAAGGTAGTCCGAAGTCTTTCGGCATACCCATAAAGTAATCACGAAGAAGTAGATTTTTACTTATTGCTTTACTAGATACCTCTAACGCTTCTCTATCTAACTCATTTGTTTCCATAAAGTTAGTGGCAAGAAAGTTAAAAGATTTTACTGCTTCACCTATTGTTATTGTCTTTGTTGTCATTTTTCCCCCTTGTTATTGGGAAACCCCCGCAATTAAGCGGGGGCTTCTTTTTAATTATTACCGAGTTGTTTTTAGAATTGTGTTGGTGCTTTGTGAAGTGAAAGCCTCAACGAGTGGAAGAAGTTCAGGATTTTCCTGTAAAAACTTTTCTTTATCAAAGTTCGTGCGAGTTTGTGTTCCTACTTTGATAACGGAAACTCCGTCAATAGTGCCTTCATCTGCGACACCAATCCATTTGTCGCCAACCTTCTTGTATCCAAGAAGTGAATAGATTTCGGCTTGTAGTTCTTTGTATTGGGCTTCTAAGGTTGCCTTATCTGCCTTGTTTGCCTCGAACTTCGCTAGAAGTTCTTTAGCATTAGTTTCGTCAAGAGCGATTACTTTTGTATCGTTCTTGATAGTTGTAGTTGTAGAGCGAATTGCTACTACTGTATCCACAACACCTTTGGCATTGTTTGTCATTGTGTCTTTCCTTTCGTTTTTTGTAAGAGAGAGTTTCTCACTTACATAACGCACAATACGCCCTTGTTCTAGGAAAGTCAAGTCTAAAAGTCAGGAAAGTCTAAAATATTTTTATCACCCCCGCAGCGGCAGCCAAGTGATTTTTTTACTTTTTGCTGTGCCAGAGCAGCCAGGGCCGCAGACTTCCAAACAACTTTTACAAAAAAAAAGAAGATCCAGCGTTAGCCAGATCTTCTCTTTGTGGGAAGTTTATTATCTATACATGCCACTCATTAGGTAGGCGGTAGGTATAACTTTTTTGTCATAGCCCAGCCAGTAAGCGAC